AAGACATATGGGAATATATTAAGCTGAAAAAGTTACCTTATTCAAAGATTTATGATATGGGCTATGTTCGCAGCGGCTGTATATTCTGCGGTTATGGATGTCATCTGGAAAAAGAACCGACAAGATTTCAGATGTTGCAAAGAACGCACCCCAAGCTTTGGCGTTACTGTATGAAACCGTGGGACAAAGGCGGACTCGGCATGAGGGAGGTTTTAGAATATTACGGAGTGCCTTATGAAAACTATGGTATTTAAATTTTATTTTTCTCTGCCGATAAGGTAATCAATTGAGCAATCAAAATAATCGGCAAGAATAATTAAGTTGTCTATGCTTGGGTTACGGTAATCAGTAAACCATTCATAAAGTATGGATCTCGAAATATCGGTATCCTTATTTAAACGGTATTCTGTAATATGTTTTTCTTGCATAGCTGCTCTTAAACTATGAGAAAATTTAGGAACTTCTTTAAATTTTAATTTTTCATAGATTTCCGTTCTGCCTACGAGAAAATCAAGCGAGCAGGTGAAATAATCAGCGAGAGTAAGGATGTTTTTAAAAGAGGGAAAAGATACATTCTTAAGCCATTTATAGATATTGGAAACATCTGTGCCAAGTAGAGTTTTAATATCTTTAACCTTTAGATTATTGATATCCATAAGCTCTTTTAATCTTTCGCCAAAATAAGACTTGTTATTCATTATAATTTACTCCTTTGAAATAATTATGCTCGGTTGAAGCGAAAATAACTTGCTAATAGTGAAAACCGAGTATATAATTAGAGAAAAAAACAGGAGGGAAACGTATGGAAGATTTTATATATAGGATAGCCGAAGCTGTGCTTCTTGAAACCGAAGATGTCGCTGATATTTTTTATCAAACCAATATACATAATTCGTTTACGGTAATTATGAATAGCGGCAAAAAATTTACGGTGACGGTAACTGAAGACTGAAATTTAACCCATACGACCAACAAATGACGGAAAAAGAATTAATAGATGCTTTCATAGAAATACTGGAACAAAAGAAGCTTATAAAAGGCTGTCAGAAAATTTTAAGTGACAAGGGCTTGCAAATTAAAACAAATGACGGAGAGTATTTCAACATTAGGCTGTTTAAACTGGAAAAGGGAGATGGCCTTATTGTATCAAAATTAAGGGAATAAGAAAAAGGAATGAAGCCGCGTTTTAAACAGCGCGGTTTTTCTTTGGGGACAAATATGATTATTTTTTTGACTAAATACGAAGATTTGACAATAATTTAGAAAGGTCGATGAAATAAAAGGTTAATGATATGATAGTAGACTAGATGAAGATAATATGATATAATTATTTTATGAAAACAACAGCTGAAATTTGTAATTATATAAAAGAAAATGAAAAGTTGATTATTTCAAATTTAAAATATAAAGATGTGAAAGCATATATATACATTTTTGAAAATGTAAAAAAGTATAATGTAAAAGAAAGTAAAGAATTTCAAAAAAATTACAAATTATTTTATAAATTAAACAATGCTGGGCTGACAAACGAAATAATAGATAAATATTTTGAAGTTATGGAAAAAGCTAAAATCAACTTAGTTTCAGTTGATGAAATAGTTTATGAATTATATAAATATAAAAGAAGAAAAGGTGATTATAGTGTCCAATTTTCTTTTGCAACAAAACTAATTAATACTGTAAATAATGAATATCCAATTTTTGATTCTAAAGTGAAAATTTTATTTGGTTTTCCAAATTTGTATGGGAAATTTCATAATTGCAGTGAAATATTAGAAAGATATAAAATTCAACATAAATATCTTAACAATGTTATAAGTGATATAATCAATAATAAGCTATTGCTCACAACATTATTTGAATTTGATAGTAAGTTTGAATATGCAAAGTCAATTTCAATTGTAAAAAAGATTGATTTTTTATTTTGGGAAGCAGGGAAATTATTAGTAAATTCAAAAAAATAATATTTAAGAAAGGCAATTAATAGTCTAGAAGATCGCATTCATTGAGTGCGCTCTTTTTTTATGTAGAAAAGGAGAAGTAATGCAGATAGAAAAGATAAATATAGAAAAGTTAAAAGCCGCAAAATATAATCCGAGAAAAGATTTAAAGCCTGGCGATGCTGAGTTTGAAAAGCTGAAACGCTCCATTGAAAATTTCGGGTATGTCGAGCCTGTAATCTGGAACAAAAGGACGGGAAATGTTGTCGGAGGACATCAGCGGCTTAAGGTTCTAAAGCATTTGGGTGAAACAGAAATTGACTGTGTAATTTTGGATATAGATTTAAATAAGGAAAAAGCCTTAAATGTTGCACTCAACAAAATAAGCGGTGCATGGGATATGCCGCTTTTAAGTGATTTGATAAAAGAACTGCAGTCCGAGGATTTTGATGTTACCTTAACAGGCTTTGATATGGGGGAAGTAAGCGACCTTTTCAAAAACGGAATAGAAGAGAATGTTAAAGATGATGATTTTGATTTGGATAAAACTGTTCAAAATATTAAAACACCAATATCTAGGCAGAGAGATATCTGGCTTTTGGGTAAGCACCGCTTAATGTGCGGCGACAGCACAAACGCTGAAATGGTTAAAGAGCTTATGAACGGAACGCAAGCTGATTTACTTCTGACCGATCCTCCCTATAATGTCTCTTATGAAGGAACTGCCGGAACAATTAAAAACGATAATATGGAGGATGACAAATTCAGACAGTTTTTATGCGATGCTTTTAAAAATGCCAAAGAAGTTATAAAATGCGGTGCAAGTTTTTATATCTGGCATGCAGACAGCGAAGGTTATAATTTCCGCGGAGCATGTCACGATACAGGTTTACAGGTAAGGCAGTGTTTAATATGGAAAAAGAGTTCTTTGGTAATGGGAAGACAATGTTATCAATGGCGTCATGAACCGTGTCTTTTCGGCTGGAAAGACGGAGGCGCTCATTACTGGGGCAGTGACAGAAAACAGACAACTGTTTTAGAGTTTGATAAACCTAGAAAAAGCGAACTGCATCCGACAATGAAACCGTTAGAATTATTTGCTTATCAGATATTAAACAGCACAAAAATAAATGACATTGTTTTAGATTTATTTGCAGGGAGCGGAACGGCAATAATATCAAGTGAGCAGACAAACAGAATTTGTTATTCAATGGAATATGACGAAAAATATGCAGATGTTATAACTTTAAGATGGATTAAAAGTTATGGCGAAAAAGAAGTATTTCTTATCCGAAACGGTGAAAAAATACCTTATAATAACTTAAAAATATAGTTAAATTATGCCCCGATATAACTTGATAATAGTGTTTTTATAGGTTAATATACACTAAATTCAAGGGAGGAAAATTATATGCATAAAGGTATTATTATACGAAAAGCAATGTCCGCTGAAGACTGGAAAAAACAGGTGGCTCAGTTGAAGCCAGAAAAGCAAAACATAATTATTGAAAAGGTCATAGAACTTACAGAAAATGAGTTCGACAAACTGAATAAAAATTTTATAACTGATAACAATTACGTAAAAGATAATACAGAATTGATGTATTTGGAATACGGAGTGTGGCATATGATTGCATTTAAATGCAAAAACAGAGACTCTATAATTTGCGCCGAATGCGAAGGCTTCGGATACCTGCGTTACACAAGCATATTAACAACGGAAGAATATGAAAAACCGTATTTAAACAGTTGCTTTTGTCCGAAATGCGACTTAAAAGAAAGCTGCATTCATAATGAAGCATACAGAAGAATGCCTAAGGAAATAGGCGGGCTGGCTCTATGTCCCAAGCTCAACAACCATACAGACCCGAAACGGGAGGTTTGAATTATGAATAAGCCAAAAATATTTTTTGATTCGAAATCCGAATCGGGTAATATCTTTCATGTTTTAGGATTATGCAGAAACGAATTGAATTTATTGAGTTATAAAATTCTACGGAAAAACGTACTTAACAGCAAAAGCTATACGGATGCTTTAAAAGAGATTAGAAAGCATGTCAACCTTATAGATGTACGAGGAGAATACTGAAATGGCACTTCATTTTTATTTTACAACTGCGGTAAACAATAAAATCGCTGAAAACAAGCAATTTGCAAAAGATGTTGTAATTGCTGTTAAAAAATATTGCAGATACGATTGGGGGAATATTTCGGTAGAAGATAAAAATATCAATGACGAAGCGGTAAAAAACGGCAACAGGATAGTTGCGGCTTATGAAACTTGTTGTTCTAAAATATATATAATCACGGAGGTAGACAGAAGCATAACGACGATACTTTTTGCCGAAGAATATTGAAAACAAAAACATTTAAGAAAAACTAACAGGCTGAATAAGTCTGTTTTTTTATCTTAGAGGGGAGATTAAATTGGGAAAGTTGATATTGCCGGGTAAAGATAATATCTCATTTAATCAGAAACTTGCCCAAAGGGCGGCGGATTTTATAGGTGTGCTCAAGCATACAAAGGGGGAATGGTACGGAAAAAACTTTTATCTCTTACCTTGGCAGAAGAAAATAGTAAGTGATATTTTCGGGACGGTTAAGGGAAATGGCTATCGGCAATATAATACAGCATACATAGAAATACCTAAAAAACAAGGGAAGTCCGAGCTTGCCGCGGCGGTTGCTCTGTATCTGACTTGCGGCGACGGTGAATACGGTGCGGAAGTTTACGGTTGTGCGGCAGATAGACAACAGGCAAGTATAGTATTTGATGTTGCCGTTGAAATGGTGGAACAATGTCCTGGATTAAAGAAACATATAAAACCTTTGTTATCTCAGAAGCGACTCATTTACGAGCCTTTAAAGAGTTTTTATCAAGTTTTATCAGCGGAAAGTTATACAAAACATGGATTGAACGTACACGGCGTGGTGTTTGACGAACTTCATGCCCAGCCGAACAGGGCATTGTATGATGTAATGCTGCACGGCTCGGGCGATGCCAGAAAACAGCCGCTCTTTTTCCTTATAACCACAGCGGGGACTGATAGAAACAGTATCTGCTGGGAGGTTCACAGTAAAGCCGACGATATTTTAAAAGGCAGAAAAATTGACCCGACATTTTATCCTGTTATCTACGGTATTGACGAAATAGCGGACTGGACAAGTGAGAAAAACTGGTATAAGGCAAATCCCAGCCTTGATGTGACTGTGGATATAGAAAAATTAAGGACAGCGTTTTTAAACGCAAAGGAAAATCCTGCAGAAGAAAATTTGTTCAGACAGTTAAGGCTAAATCAGTGGGTAAAACAATCAATACGTTGGATGCCTATGGATAAATGGGATTTATGCGGACAGCCCTTTGATAAAGATACATTAAAAGGCAGAATTTGCTACGGCGGGCTTGATTTATCGAGTACAACGGATATCACAGCATTTGTTCTGGTATTTCCGCCACTTGACGAAAACGATAA